GTCCTAGCTGCGGGTCTTCCTTCTTCGCACGCATGAGAGCGGCGCGACTGACTGTGCGACTGGAGATCCAGTTCAGCAAGGAAGGCTATCCGTACCTCTACCGCCGGACGGACAACAGGAGGGTGTATCTGGGCCGAGCGGACAAGCTGCTCGAGGATCCTCGGCAGATACCGGACTTTGATAAGGAGATGCCGCGGCGCTGGTTCAACCTGGGCCAGGTGCAATGGGATAGTGGCATCCTCTATAAGGACGGACCGAGCGGACGGCCACGGAAGGTAGGATGGCATGGCCACAAGGCAACGACTGGGAGGAAGGGCAGCAAGAGGCGACCTGCCCCAGGTTGAGCTGACCATCATCCTCTATGGTGGCGCTCTCGCTGGCTGGCTGCGAGATGGTGGAGCGATGGGAAACGTTGGATGGTGGTGGCGGTGGTGATGGTGGTGATGGTGGCGTGAGATCGGTGAGGGGTGGGGGGTAGGCGAACGGCTGGCTGGCCACATCGACCTTCACATTTCGGCCGCGACGCGTTTAAGGTACTATATGGCTCCCACCACAATCGAATACGCGGGCTTGCAGTGAGCAAACCATCATGCTACAGAAGGGGGGGGGAGAGGGGCAGCGGATTGGGGAGTAAAATGGGACAGGACGGCGGCTACACATCATTGACTGCCATGCTTAAAACGACCAGCACTCCGACGTTTCCGCAGCTTTACCATGGGGACTGTCTGGAGGTCCTGCCGCATCTCTCAGCGGTTGATGCGGTTGTGACTGATCCGCCTTACGGGCTGAGCTTCATGGGCAAGGACTGGGACCACGGCATACCGGGCGTGGTGTTTTGGGAAGCAATCTTGGCCGCCATGAAACCGGGGGCGCACCTCCTGGCATTCGGCGGGACGCGGACACATCACAGGCTTATGGTGGCGATTGAGGATGCGGGCTTTGAGATACGAGACATGCTGATGTGGGTGTACGGGTCAGGCTTTCCGAAGTCGTTGGATGTGGGGAAGGCAATAGACAAAGCTGCGGGCGCTGAGCGGGAAGTGGTGGGGTATCGAGAACATCCCACATTGAAGGATTCTACGAAAATCCAACGCCAAACCTCTTCTCAATATCATGCCAATAATTCAATTCGGGACGAATGGGACATTACCGCACCCGCAACCGAAGCCGCCCAACAATGGAACGGCTGGGGAACAGCCCTGAAGCCAGCCTACGAGCCGATTATCCTAGCGCGTAAACCGCTGGAGGGGACCGTGGCCGAGAACGTACTGAAGTACGGGGTGGGGGCGCTGAATATTGATGCGTGCCGGATTGATCTGAGGGGTGATTATAAGAGCAAACCGAACGGACGGCCTTCTCAAACTGGACTTGGAGACAATTATAATCCTGAGTTAGCCAACAAACCGGACGCCCAAGGCCGCTGGCCAGCCAATTTGATGCACGACGGCAGCCCGGAAGTGTTGGCGCTGTTTCCGCAGAGTAGCATTACTGGAAATCGCAGCGCTCGCAGCAAGGCTGCAAAAGTAGAAGAAACGAACTGGCTTGAGAGCAATCACGAGTCTCAGGAATATACGGACTCTGGCTCCGCCGCCCGGTTCTTTTACTGTCCAAAAGCCTCAAACGCCGACCGGGGAAACAAGACCTATGCTGAGCTGCCCCTGTTCGGAGTGGAAGCAGAGAAGGTGCAAAACGAACATCCGAGCGTCAAGCCCACAGAATTGATGCGCTACCTAATCACCTTGGTTGTGCCGCCAGGTGGGATCGTGCTCGATCCGTTTATGGGCAGCGGCTCAACGGGGGTCGCATGTGACACCGAGCGATTTATTGGCATCGAAAAGGATGAGATCTATTATAAGCGGGCGATCTCTCGGATGACCGGCGGAGATTTTTAGCAAAATGGGACAGGAGCACGCACAAGAAGAGACGGCACTCCGCCAGAGGAGCGGGGACCCTGATGAAAGAGCTTTCGTTATTCTCCGGCGCAGGGGGCGGCCTGCTTGCCTCCCGGCTCCTCGGCTGGCAGACAATCGGCTATGTCGAAAAAGTAAAATACTGTCAACGCGTCCTGCGGCGACGAATGGACGAGGGGCATATTGACCGCGCCCCGATATTCGGCGATTTGCGCGTCTTCCTCGGTGACGGGTACGCCGCAAGCTATACGGGCCTGGTTGATGTCGTCAGTGCAGGATTCCCTTGCCAGCCCTTCTCCGGCGCAGGGCAGCGCAAAGGAGCAGCTGACGACCGGAATATGTGGCCGTCCACCAGGGATACCGTTTGCCTCGTTCGACCCCGCTATGCGTTCCTGGAAAACGTCCCTGGACTTATTTCCAGCAAATATTTTGACACCATCCTCCGTGACCTGGCCGAAATCGGGTACGATGCAGAGTGGTGCGTGTTGGGAGCGTACCAGGTCGGCGCACCACATAAGCGCGACCGTTTATGGGTCGTTGCTACCGACGCCCGCCGGGACAAGGGGTGGCACGACCCAAGGCGGGAGCATGGGCAGGATGGGGCCAGTTCGCCCGTCCCTCACGACAGGCGATTGGGAAAATCTTTGGCCAACAATGACGGCCATAAGCGCCCGTGCACGGGGACCGGAAGCCGGGCTCCGGCGCTGGGAGAAGCACCGCACCATGCACCTGAGCCAAGCGGTACACGTATGGCCGAGACCGCACACGGGCGAGACCTTGACCGATCAAACTGGTGGAGAATTGAACCCGACGTGGGTCGAGTGGCTCATGGGGTGGCCGCTCGGGTGGACCGGCTTAGAGCTCTTGGAAATGGACAAGTGCCAGCAGTGGCGGCACTTGCATGGCG